GCTGGCCCCGGCCCGCTTGGCGTACTTCGGAAACGCCTTGTACAGGTCCTCCAGGTTGTCGATGGCCAGCTCGCCGCGTTCGTCGAAATGGATGTCGAGCATAAATCTATTTCCCGGTGATAGCGCTTAATGCCGTGGTTAAAATCCCCTGGCGCTGGTCTCCGGCCGCGGCCCGCTGCATCTGGCCCCGGTGCCAGGAGGCCACTCCCAGTATGGCGCCGGGGATGGCAAACAAGGTTGACACGGCCATGACCAGGGCCGGGATGTGGCCCAACAGGGCCGCGTCGCTTTTCTTGATGGCGTACACGCCCATGGCGATGATGCCGCCCACGATACAAAAAAATGCCACCGCGCTGGCAAATCCCCAGAACGGCCGCCAGGCGCCGGACCAGGGGTGGCCGCCGGCGGCCTCGGCCTGCATGGTCACGTTGACCGCCTCGATGCGATCGGTGTGGGTCTGTTCCAGGTTGACCTCGCGGTCGGCGGCGATCTCGGCCAGGCGGATTTCCCGGTCGGCGGCGATCCGTTTCAGTTCGACCAGCTTTTCCGGGTCGGCCATGATCTTTTCGGCCACCGCCTCGATGTCGGTGTCCGGACCGTCGCCGGTGACCTGGCGCATCAGTGTCTGGACCAGGGACCCGGATCCGGGCAGCACGACGCCGGCCACCATGGGGGCGACAGCCTTAACGACGCCTAAAACTTTTTTGAAAAATCCTTCGGGCATGGTCAGAGGCCTCCTGTGGCCTGGCGTTTGCGCTGGATGACCTGCAGCCGGATCAGGTCGATGTCGATGTTGGGGCAGGTCTTTGAGCCGTCCAGCTGGTAGTGGGCGAAGATATCGGCATCGGTCAGGCCCATGTGCAGGGTGAAGTTGAGCAATACCGACGGCAGGGCGTCGTAGAGCTGTTTGGCCGTAAAATGGTGCTCGCCGATCAGGCAGACCCCGACGCTGTCGTGGTTGTGGCCCCTGCAGTGGGCGCCCACCCGGGTGAGCTGCCGGCCGGACTGGATGACGCCGTCCCACGCCTTGTCGTAGTTGCCGTCCTTGATCAGGACGCCGTTGGTGATGACATAGTGATAGCCCACCATGGAGAAGGGCCCGCCCGGATAGTTCGGGTCCCGGTGCCAGGCGTCGATCGTGGGCAGATCGCCGAAACTGCTGTCGCTGCAGTGGATGATAACGCGCTTTATGTCGGACAGGTCGCGGGTGCGCATGGTGTTCAGTCCTGGTTGATATCCGGCTCGGGCGGCCGGAGTTTCCGTTCGATAGCCTTTACGGCCCCGGCCACCTGCTTGAGGGCGCCGGCATGGGTTTTGAGCTGTGAGCTGATTTCCGAAAACTGCTGGTCGCCCCGGTTCAGCCGGCGGTTAACCTGCTCGACGATCGATTTGAACCCGGTTTCCATTATCTGCTGATAATTCAAATGCTGTTTTTCGCAGTGGGCGGTGATGTCGGCCAGGGTCATGTAACCATTTCTGGCCCGGGGCACGCCGTTGCCGTGGTTGCCGCCCTGGGCCGGTGCCGCCGTCGGTGCCCGCCGCTGCTTCAGGTAGTCGACCACGATATCCTTCAAAATGCCGAACCCCATGGCCACGCCCGCGCCGATGACCAGCCAGACGGCGGGGTCCACGGTAATGGCGGGTTTTGGCATGGGCACGGGTCAGCTCCTCTTGCTGATATCGGCCAGCCATTCCAGGCCGTCGACGGACTTTTCGGCGCCGACCACTTCCCAGGTATCGCTGCCGATGGTGAAGGTTTCGCCGGCGGCCACCGTGACCAGCTCCGACACGCGGACCCGGAGCTGGGCGTTGACGCCGTATGCGTCGGCCCCGTCCTGGACCGGGCCGCTACCCTCGAAGAGGATAACCGTCACCGATGTCTCGACGCCGGCGACGGTGGCGTGGACGGCCGAGGATGCGAATTCGTCGGTGTCGTACAGGGCCGCCAGGTCGGTGGCCATCTGCTCACTGAAGGTCGTCATGGGCGCCGGGCCTTATTTTTTGACTTTTTTGCTGGCTGGTTTTTCAGCCTCTGCCTTGGCTTCCGCTTCGAGCCGGGCCCGGGCCTCTGCCTCTACTTGACGCCGCTCGATGTCCGCCAGGCGCTGCTCGGATTCGTCATCGAGAAACGACCGCAGGCTTTTGGGGACGTCTTCCAGCCCGATGGCCTCGCCCGCCTTGAACTGGATGACGCCCAGGATCTCGTAAACGCCCTTTTCGATCGGCTGGAGCTTTGCGGACCGTACGGCGGCCTGGTCCTTGGTCAGGCCGATCCGGCCGGCAGCGAGCTCCACGGCTTTGGTAAATACACACTGAAGCATGATTTCCTCCGTTTCGGCGAGGCGGGGACAAGCCCCGCCCTTACGGGGTTAATTCATTAACCTGTGTCGGCGGCCGTTTAGACCAGGGTGACCAGGCAAGAGTGCTGCCAGTAGCCGAACCCCACGTTGCGCCAGGTATCGATCCCGTACTGGTGGGCGTCGTTGTCGAACTCGTACTCGGACCCCTCGCCCTTGACCTTGAGCTGCACCTGGGTTTCCTCCTGCCGGATCAGGGATTTGATTTCCGAATCGGTCCGAAAGATGGGAAACCGGTCGGTCCAGGTGAACCGGGGGTTGGCCACCACGCCGATCGTGAAATCCTCCTGCAGCCGCGTCAGGGCCGAGGCGGCGTTGGCGCTGGACCGCTCGGGCGGGGCCACGGCGTTGAGGGCCGAATTGAGAAACGTCATCGGCACCATGGCCAGAAAGCCGGTGGCGTTCTCGTTCATCGGTTCGCCCTGGTCGTCCTTGAACCCCAGGATGGCCTCGATGCCCTTGTAGATCGCCCATCGCATATCCTCGGTGGACGGCACGGTGATGGACCCGGACTTGGTGGACAGCATGGCGCTGATGTCCACGGTGATGTCGTTGTCCTGGGTGCCGGAGTCTCCCTCGGAGTGGTCCGTGTCGAAAAAGTACTGCCCGTCATAGCAGACCGTGGACTCGCCGGCGGCGATGAGGACGGAAAGCAGGCTGGCCCAATGGGCGTTGGCACGGCGGGCCATCTCCCGGATACGGACCAGGGCCTGGCCGGACTTGTCCCGCCGAAGGTCCTTGACCAGGATGTCGATGGTGGCCTCGTAATGCTTGTTGATGATCTTCAGGTCGTTTTCCCTGAAACCCTTGGCGTTGCGGCCGCCGATCCATTCGCGCAGGGCCGGTGCCATGCCGAGCCAGGCGTACTCCTCGGAGTCCTGATCGGATGCGAAGTAGTTGGACACCAGGGAAATCCAGGACGCCCCGATGTCCTGCTCGAGAGTCTTGTAGAACTCCCCGATGATCTGACGCTGTGTGAGTTTTTCCATGATTTTTTCTCCTCCGTATGTCTGGCCAATTAAAAATTAAAATCTTATCCGGCCGGCAGATTAGGCCTCGCGGGCCCAGGTGCCGATCATGTTGGTGACCGCCCAGCCGGCGGCGTCGCCGGTCATCAGGTCGATGCGGTCGCCCCGGTTGGCCGTGGCCTTGGTGTTCACCAGGTCCTTGTTGTCGGCGGCCGTGATGTCCGGCCCCTCGATCATGTCGTTGGCGTTGGGACTCACGGTGACCGCCACGGTCCCGTAGGCGCCGGCATTGACGACCCTCACCCCCTGGATGCCGCCCAGGGCCGGCAGGGTGATGGTCTTGGCGTCGGTGTCCACAAAGAAGACTTTTCCGGCGTCCTCGGCGTCCAAGGTCTTGTTGTCGCTGATGGTTTCGGCGGTGAGGCCGTCGTGGGGGTCCTTCATGACGCCGGCGTCGAACTCCACGATGCCGTAGCCGGAGGCGGTGAAGCGCCGGAAAAAGCCGATGAACACACCGCTGGTCTTGATAAACGAAAAGGCGTTGTCGTCCTGGGCGTAGACCGGCTGGCCTACGTCCGTGATCACCGCGCCGGTGACCGCCAGCTTGACGGCCCCCTTCTTGATCACCCGCACGTTGATGGCCGCCGCCGCCCCGTCGGAGTTGTCCGCCTGGTCTTCGGCAAAGCCGACGAACCGGTCCGCGGACGTGAGGGGCCGGGCATGGCCGGACGCGGTCACCAGGCCCACGGCCGCGCCTTCATAAATAATGTCGGACGCGATCACAGCGTACTCGCTGCGCTCTCCGACCTCCATGTCTCTCGGGGTATCTTTTGCTAACGTGGTCATTGGTCGTTACCTCCGTTTGGTGGTTTATTGTCAGGACAGGGATCACTCCCATCCCTACGATCAAAAAAGATTATTTCTTTTTTCCGAGGACCTTGACGGCGCCGCCGTCCACGGCCTTGCGATAGGCTAGGTACTGGTCGTAGTCGCCGTCGAACTCCTTGCGGAGGGCCGCGTCCTTGTCCCACTCGGCCTTGGCCTGCTCCTCGATGGGGGCGTCATCGGCCACGGCGGCGGCCTGGGTCCCCGGCTCCGGCGGGATGGCCGGGGGAACCGGATCGATCGCGTCGTCGTCTAAAGCCGCGGCCGCGTTGGCCGCGATCTGCTTCTGGGCCTTGAGCACCTGGACCGCGGCTTCCGGGCCAGTGGTCTTGCCGTCGAACGCGAGCTTCTGGATCAGGTCTTCGTGTCCCGGCATGGACTGGTCCAGGACATCCTGAATCCGTTGACGCTCCGCCTCGGCGCCGGCCTGCCGGGCCTCGCCGGCGATGGCGTCGACGACGTCCTTGTGCTTTTCGTTTAGAAACTCGACTGTGATTTCCATGTCTTCATCCTCCATGGGGTTCTGGTTATCGCCGGTTGGGCCGGCGGCAGTCGCAATGACGTGGTCCGGCGTGTTGCCGTAATTGGCAAACAAGGCCGGGTCGAAACTGTTCTGGATGGTTACCGGCCCGGTGACCTCATCGGCCAGACCTAGTTCGGCGGCCTCGGCGGCGGACAGCCACGTTTCGGCAGTCATCAGGTCGGAAAGCTTCTTTTCTTCCTGGCCGGATTTGGTTCGGTAGGCGATGACAAGGGTGTCCTTGACCTTTTCCAGGGCCTTGGCCATCTTGAGCATGTCTTCGGCGGTGCCGATCACCATGCCGGATGGATCGTGGATCATCATCATGGCGTTTTCGGGCATGGTGACCGTGTCGCCGGCCATGGCGATGACCGAGGCGATGGACGCGGCCACTCCGTCGACGTGGACGGTGACCGCGGCCCTGTGGGCCCGTAGGGCGTTATAGATGGCGTTGCCCTCGAAAACGTGGCCACCAGGGCTGTTGATGTGCAGGTCGATGGTGTCCACATCCAGTGCCTGCAGTTCCTTTACGAACTCTTTGGCGGATACACCCTCGCCGTCCCAGCTGCGCCCGATGTGCTCGTAAATCAAAATTTTGGCGGTCTTGTCTTTCTTCTTTGCCTCTATGCGGTACCAGGTTTTCATGGGGTCGCCTCTTCTCCGATGGGTTCGGTTAAACCGCCTTCAACACGGGCCTGCTGTTCCTTGACCCGCCGACGGTGCTTCTTATCCCAGTCGCCGCCGGTAAGCTGGGCGGTCTCCTCGGCCAGGGTGGAGATGCCCATGCCCACCCGCTTTTCTGCGGCGCCGATTTCTTTTTGTTCATCGATATGCCCTTTGGCAGGACCGATCCATTCCGCGCCCAGGTAGGCCCGGCGCACCGCCGGATCGTTGAAATACCCGGCGGCCGGTACCCGGCCGCTGGCCACGGCCTCGTACATCCAGACTTCGAAAACGATCTTAAGGAAATCATCCACCAGCCATTTCCGCTCGGAAGTGAAATACTTCCAGGCCTCGACCATGGCTGCCCGGGCCGCGCTGTATGAGGCGGTAAAATGCTTGATCAGGATTTCGAAAGGCAGCTCCAGGGCCACGCCGATCTGGCGGACAATGGAGATAAAGAAGGGGTCGAACGTGGTGTTGGGTCGGCCGGGGTTGGCGGTGCTGATCTTCTCACCCTGGGCCAGGCCGATGATGGCGCCGTTGCCCAGTTTATAATCGCTGTCGGATGCGGCGGCGCCGGTTTCATCGGAGAGATCGTCGAGCTGCAGGTCGGTGTCGCCGTCGGCCGTTTCGATAAAGACGGTAAAAAATCCGGATATGACCGTGGCCATCAATTCGGCGTCGGTGTAGCGGCCCAACTGTTTTAGTGGCTCTATTACCGGGGCCAGGTCCGGCACGCCCCGGCTCTGGTTCGGCCGCAGGGTGCGCATGAGGTGGATCACGTTCGGCAGGCCGGTCTTTTCTCCGTAGGCGTCCACCGTGTCCCACTCGGCGTTTTTGAGGTAACGGGCGTTCCCGGGGTGCTGCTTGAGGATGTGATACTCGACCGGGGCGCCGGCGTCATCGCGCCGGATCCCGCCGGCCAGGGTCTCGGAGTCCGGCTCGTTGTCCTTGTTGCAGACCCGGTCCGCCTCGACCACCTGCAGGCGTAGGTCGTAAGGGATGCCGTTTCGTTTGATCCGGGGCAGCAGGATGAACACGTCCCCGTTTTCCTTGGCCTGGCGGTAGACCAGGCGGGTGTTCTCCGAACCGGTGAGCGAGCGGGCCGCGTCGCACTCCCTGGTGTCCCAGAACAGGGACCACTCTCGCTCGATGGTGGATTCGAGGTGATCGGCGGCCTCGTCGTCCAGGCCCAGAAAGTCCCGGTCTACCTGGCTTTTGAGCCGAAACCCGGAGCCGACCACATTGGTCACCTTGGTGGCGATGGCGCCGGTGGCAATGGGATTGTTGCGGGACAGGTCGCGGCTGCGCTCGCGCAGGGCAGGGAGGTCCGGCAGGATGTCGGAGTCCGCGTCGTTTCCCAGGGGAGTCCACCGCTTGAGGCTCCGGCGGGATTTGCTGCCGCCGGTGTAACCGCCGGTGAGCGCCAGAAACAGGCGGGCCTTTCTGCGCCTAGCACCCCGGACCGGGCTGAAGTACTCCACCACGCGATCCATGACGGTGGGGCGGATGTTCGGCAGGGTGCCGGGATGGCGGCGGCCGGTCTCTTTCATGTTCATGCCGGCGTCCCCCCGCGGACCCGAATGCCGCCCCGGGACAGCCGTTTGACCTGACGGTCCCAAAACTCGATATTTTCCCGGATGGTTTTGGCGTCGGCCCGGGTTACTTCCCGTCCGTCGACATCATAGGACTGGTTCAGGCTAACGGCCTGGTCGGCGGCAATCCAAAGGGCCAATTGAGCCTCTGCCTGGGCAAGTGTGATTCCGGCCATAAAAAAACCCCATGTTGTGGTCCTCAGATAATGAGGCACCTATAACATGGGGTTTTTGGCCAAAACCGTATCTGCACTCAGAGGGATACTATCTGCACTCATTTAGCTATTGACAGGGGTTTGAAATGGAGAGAGTGGGACTTGATTTGATAATTTATTTTTTCTTATTCATGGATATAAGAACAAGGGCTCCTATTCCGAAAAGCAATAAAAGAATTCCAACAATCGGACCATGTGCCTCAAGGAACTGAAATGCTTTATCATTGCTCAAAATTGTTACGACCATTCCTGCAACGGCCATTAAAAGAGAGCCGGAATTCAACAACCACTTTGTTTGTATGTTTGATGCTTCCTCTGAAAATGCTTTTCTGACAATTCCTGGAATTTTCTCATTCGCAGTTTCATATTTTTTCGAAATATTATCAATAGATTTGCCTATCATATCATACTCTTCGGTCACCTGCTTAAATTCGTCTCCAATCGTGATTAATTTCTTCCCCAAAATGCTCCATGGATAACCAGACTCGATTAGATTGTCCACCAACTTTTCAGGGCTGTCGTCTTCGAGAGAGTTTTCCCACTCCCTTGTTCGCATTCCAACAGGCGGACCTTTCCGTTTTGAGGGAACATAGCCTGTTTGATTTTGATAGTTGCCATCATAGACTTGATCAGGTGTTTCACCATCCTCCAGCTTGAAAATAGTAACTCTGAAGATATCCTCTCCGTAGATATATTCACGCCTTTTGTTTGAAGTGTTGTTAATCGTCCAATTTAATGTGCCATAGTAGCCGGCATCGACCTGTGTGGTGGGAGCAACGATTCCCTCCCTGGATAAATCAGTTGTTGGACTGATAAATGCATGCAGATCGCAGCCTGGAAAAATCTGATGGACCGTATCTCTTCGGAAATCCAGTGTCTCATAAGCGCTAAGAGCAACTGAATGTCCTGGCCATATTCGAATCCCCTTTTTGTTGGTACCGAGTTTAAATTCACGCCCGCTATTGAGAAATGCGCCGGCCTTGCCCAGTCTGATCACATATGAATTCGGTCGAATGCAACTTGCATCACCGTCAACAATCACATTATCAAGCAATTTTTCTAATTCTGTATCACACAGTATTTCGGCCATGTAAGCACCTCTCCCGTGGATACTAATATAAAAATCACATCGGCCCGTCAATTAAATTTTTTAATAATTTCAAGAATTTAAATGACAAGGTCTGGCTCTCCACCTTGTCAATTTTGTTCATAACTGAGCAAGCCATCAGAAACATTTGAAATATGCGAAATTGAATTGTTGATAACCTATTCAACCCAGACCATCTATTAAAAGGTATTCTCGAATAATTATTCGACAACATCGGCGGTATTTTTATGGCGGGTTACTTTTTTAAACCAGGCATCGATGTTTTCCTTGTGGGCGAACCAGGTGCCGTTCAGTTTCCGGGCTGGCATCCCCATGGCGATAAATTCGATGGCCACCCTTTTTGACTTGCCGATGTATTGACCAATAGCGTCAGTCCCGACGAGAATGTTTTCGTTGCCATAGCCGTTGTCTCCACTCATGCGGCCACCCCTGTGCTGTAGACCCGGCGCCCACGAGGCCGCCTTTGCCCGCCACTGCCATTTCGAAGCAGGTTCAGCCCCCCGCCCGGCCATTCCGGATCCACGACGATCTGCGCCAGGCCCTCGCAATCCAGCAGGTGATTGTCCTTCCGGACCTGCACCCAGCGGTCGACACCCCGCCGGTCCCGCTGTTTTTCTTCGGCGGAAATCTGCCGGGCGTAGTCCAGCCCGGTGCCGCTGTGCAGATAAGAGGCATACGCTCCCTGGGCGGCCGCCTGCGCCAGCCGGTACACCACCATGTCTTTAACTTTGCCGGTGTCGATGGTGTGCAGGGCCAGCCCCCCGCGCATGGGCTTTCCGCTGGGGGTCTTGTCCAGTATGGTCGGCCGGGCCGCCACTTTTCTTCCCGGCAGCGTGCGGCTCGATCCCTGGCAGGCATAGACGCGACACCCGCCGCCACGGGCCTGCCGCAGGCGGTCCAGCTCGCGGATGAACCAGTAGGTTTCCTCTGTCATAGACATGTCCTGGTATTTTTTACCGCCGCCGGTGTCCATACCGCAGCGCCAGATCCGCAGCGTCCGGTCCGAATCCGCTACTGGGTAGGCGGCCTCGAACAGCAGGCTCTTGACATCTTCCCGGTCGGTGAGCTGTCCGTAGTGGACCAGCCAGTTGGTGTAGTCCCGGGCCCAGGCCCGTACCAGAAACCACCAGGAGTATTTCTGCACGTCGATGCCGCAGGAAAGCGCCACGGCCTCCGGCGGCACGGTCTGCGGGGAAAGGTCGCACCGGGCCCGCAGCACTTTGGTTTCCTCCGGTTTTACAATGGTGTCCTTCCACTCCTGGGCCTTGTGCTGGGTTCTAAAAATTTTCGTGGACGTCGGATAATCTTCTTTTCCTTTGAGATATGCGGCCGCAGTGTCGGACAGTGACACCAGCGGGCTGTAGTATGCCGGCAGATGAAGGGCCACCGCCATGGGCCGCTCGATGTCTTCGCCGGCGATCGGGGCCCAGTCGCCAGTGGCCACGGCCCGGTTTCGCATGGCATCGTCCCAGTCCATGCCGCAATCCTCGCACTGGTACCGGGCCAGGCGCAGCCGCTTGATGGCCCGGCGGTCCGTGTCTTCCGGCCAGGAGTAGTTTCTGAATCGCATCTGCTGCCGATGATCGCAGACCGGGCACTGCGCCAGGTAGACCAGGCGCTGCTCGCATTCTTTTTCCGCCCGGGTGATGGCGTCGTCTTCTTCGTTGGGAGAAGAAAAAAGTACTATCTTTTTGGTGTCCGGATAGCTGTTGGTCCGGAGCATGGCCAGCTCCAGGGGGTCCCCCTCCCGGCCGGCCAGCTTCGGCCACTTGCCGGTCTCGTCTCCGAACAGGTAGCGGTACGATTCGGATGCCAGCTCCGCGGCCGACGACGCCCAGGCCAGGTCGATGTCCATGCCGTTGATCAGCTCGATGTGGGTGGCGGTCACCGCATCGTGCCGCGGGGAGAGCAGCCGGGAGATGATCGGAGAGGCTTTCAGCGTCGGCACGATCTGCCGCCGGCTGATCCGCTTGGATACCTTTTCGTCGGGCATGATGTAGAGCAGATCGTCCGGATCGTAGTCCGCGGCATACATCATCATGTTCAGGGCCACGGAAGTCTTGACGGTCTGGGGCGCCCACTTTAAAACGATCATCCGCACCCACGGATCGCAGAAAAGATCCATGGCCCGCACCGCATACGGCGCAAACTCGTTGGTCCACATGCTGCCCTTCCGCGGCCCCTTCACCAGCCGCCGCCCCCGGGGCGCCCATTCCGACACCAGCATCGGCGGCTTCCGCCGAAACACGTCCCGCTCCGCCGCTGTCCAGGCAATGGTGGATGATGGGCTCAAGTTATGCCTTTTTCGGTAGAGGGCTGGCTGGGCTTTTGGCGTCACCACCGTTAGCAGTGATCTTCCACAGCAATGCCCATTACATCGCCGTTGACCTGTATGTGTTCCGAATTAATTTTATCAGCCAGTTCTGCCCCCGGGTGATCCGCAATATTGCCGCGCTGCTTAAATTCGTTCAGGTATGCGACGGCCCACCTGTAGGGATTGCCGAAAAAACTGCGCTGACCGTGGGCAAATCCAATATTGTGGACTTCGTCTTCCGTGGCCCCCGTCTCCCGCAGTTTTTCGTTCATCCAGCATCCAGAGCACCATACTTCTTCAAACCGGCCCCCAGGTGCTTTTAGGTAATCTGGTACTTCGGAGTGTTCGCGTAGATTCTGGATCAACTCATCACGGTGTTCATCTACCCACTTTTTGGCCTCCTCTATAGTGTGCATGGTATGTTTCCTTTCTGCTAACATTTAGGCGTCCCTCTCTAAAAATTTGTTAATCCGCTTGTCGCTGTCTTTGCAGCATATCTACTGTTCTCAGTAGATCGTGAAAGTTATCAAACCACCCGGTCATCATTTTACGCATCAATCCCGCAGGCTCGCCCTTTGCCCAAAGCCCAAGAATGGATCGTCCAGCGGCCCAAGCCGCCCCGACTTCAGCCCAAGCATCGGTTCCACTTGGGCCGATATAAACCACTATGTCGGAGCGCGTAGCCCCTTCGGTGTCATAGGAGAAAGATCTTTCGGCCTGGTCGGTGTGTATCCATTCCTCAAAATCCATCGGCTTTTCTGCTCCATGCCCTTCACCGTGGTTGTTCTCGACAAAAGACAAAACCTCATGACCGTTTTTGCGGAGCATGGAGGTGAGCATTTCTACTGCATGTTGATTTTTCCAAGATGACGCTATGTAGATTTTCAAAATCTTAACTCTCCCCTTTGGAGTCCTTCCACCAACCGCCGCCTGCGGATCGCCCGCTCCGCATCAGTCCAGATTATGGCAGACGATGTAGCTAAATGATTCCCTCCGTGCATGGAATAATTTGTGGAATATTTTGTTGTCGATTTTGTAAAATCGATATTTATACATAGATATTACTAACGGTTATCGCGGTGCGGTTTTTCAGGGTTCAGATATTTTTCAGCGCAAACCACACAGCGCCCCCGGTAGACATATCCCTCATTTATTGGGCGACCACATTCACAGCAAAACCACCTACCGCGTGTCTTCGGGCTGTCGATAACATTGGCTTCCATCACCCCACCTCCTTCAGCGCGGCTTCAAGATGTGGTTTCATAATTTCGGCATGTGTTTTAGCTATAAAACGACAAATGGCGTCGCCGTTTTGTTGCTCGATGACAGTTATCCAATTCTCAGTAAGCATGGCTGTTCCGTTTTCACCTATCCATTCGCCATCCTCGTTTGATTCGAGCCTACTCCCGGGCGTCGGGAAGGGACTGCCCCCTCTCAATGGGAACGCCGCTACTACTCCAAAACAATAGTCTTTTTCTCCACATACCAACCAATACCAGGGCCAACAGTCTGTATAGTTTGCAAGATCTTCTGCCAAACCCCGCAACTGCTCGATCTTCTGCCTTGCGCTGTCCCGCTGACCTTCAAGTTTTTTGGAATAGTTGTATCGGGCCTCGAACTTCTCTTTGAGGGCGGCAAGCTCGGCTTTGGCCTTGTCTCGTTGTTCAATAACGGGAACCTTTTGTTTGGTGTTTTTGATTGCCCTCTCGCAAAGCTGGTATATCTCACTGTTTGATCTCAAGGCAGTAGGATGGGTCAGCGCCATTATTCTTTTAAATTCATCGACCATTAAGTCTAAATGGTCAGAGAGTCGGTCGATTTCCCCTCGCGCCGATTCCTCTTTTCCACATATCGCGCAGTGTCTTAAAAGAAATGTTTCTCTCCACACATGAGCACATCCAGTCATTGCAACCTCCAAAAACTAATTTTTCAATTGTTGCTTGAAAATAGTATTCACATCCAACTCAAACCGATCTTCCAACTCACCACAAGGCTTCTCGAATTCTTCCCGGGTAATCACCCGCCCCAGCCGCCGGCAGTACAGCTCGAGCTTCTTGAACCTAAACCGTTTACACCACCCGCAGGTTTTCTTCTCAACTCCCACCAGGCCACCCGTTGTGCTCCACACCGTCGAGCAGACGGCCAGCAGCTTTTTTGCCAACCCTCATAATGCAACAAGCACCCTTTATCCCATAAGCATCAATACCAATTTCAGAATAAATATCGCCGCTTTGGGTAATGAATTGACATGGCTCTGATCCAATTGGAAGCCGCGGCATCCACTCCCCCCATTGTTTGAAAAAAAAGGGGACACCTGCAGCCTCGCATTGATCCCGGACCAATCGAAACCAATCCAGATGCGCCGGCCTGGCGTTGTGGCCGGATTCGCCCCCGGCGACGATCCAATGAATCAAATCGTTTCGACCAACTATTTCGAACGGCCGCAAATTGTCTTTATCCGGCTCACCCCATTGCGGTTTAGTAAGATAACCTCCGAGGTCCAGCGGCCCGAGCGCCGGTTCGTAGGATACGGCACGGGTCGCAAATGGTGTCCTGATCAACTTCGGAATCCGGTAGTCCGCCCAATTCTGGTTCTCGGCTGTAACCATCCCGATCACATTCGGCAGCGGCGTTATCGGTCCGGATCGGCCGGGGAACATTCGTTCCAGGCGTTCCCAGACCTTCGGCATGATCGCCATCATCCGGGTGGCCCGTTTGGTGCAGACAATAAACAGGTGATCCGGACTAATCGCCATTTTAAAAAACGCGGTGATTATGAAATCGGTAGGGACGTCTATGTGAAAAAGATCGTTCCACACACTCCACACGGCCGGCTTCCGCGTATAAACCGGATTACTGATGTCCATGTATTGCAGATTGATCTTCCCGTTGAATTTCCGGTCCGGGCCATTGAGCCCCGCATACCGGTCCCGGACCTCCGGGTTTTTCTGATGGCTCCGGATGTAGGTCTGAGCCGCCGACCAGCAGTTGTCGCAACCCTCGGACACCGGCGTGCAGCCCTCCACCAGGGACCACGCCCGATCCCACCACATCCCGTTTTCGATTCGTGACTGTTTTGGTTTCAAAATCATCTATCACTCCAATGCTCCCGGATCCGGATCCGCCGAATACCGGTGATAGAAATCAAGCGCCGCATCGTTCATGAACTGGATCAGGTCCGGCACCTTCTCCGGATCCCCGCCCACCAGTGATACAATGTCCGCGGCCTGGGCCCGGTTGAACATCAGGTGATCGTTCTTCAACACCTTCGCCCGGGCTGCCAGCTCCCGCTCAAAGTTCTCCCGAGGCACATACAGTCCGGATTCAACCCTGGCTTTGTTCTCCCAATGTTCCGCCTGGGCCTCGATCTTCCGGATTTCTGCTTCCCGTTTCCGGTCGGTATTTTCATCTTCCCTCACCGTGGAGCCGTCGAGTCTCTCGAGGTTGTCTGCGGCATATTTCCGAACGATGTCGAGGGTGAACTTTCCGTCCACACCCGGCCGGATCAACCCCTGGCCCTTGTGCTTGTAGATCGTCGATGACGACACCTTCCATCCGTTGTGCTTCAGGTAATCCAGTACCCGTGCCAGGTTCTGAAATGCCGCTGCCGGCGCTGTCGCCGTGTCGTCGCTGCGGTCGCCTTCCACCTGGTCCAGATAGTCAGCAAGTTCTTTTTCGGACCGGTTCCATGCCTTGATGTTTTCGGTCGTCGACTTCTGGTCACAGGCCTTCAGCCGCTTCTCCCACTGCCGGTACAGCAAACCGATCCGGACTTTTTCTTCTTCGCCGGCGAGCTCGAGGACATCCTGGACCCGTTTCTCACTAATCATTCCGCCGCCTCAATCGCTTTAAACCGCCGGCGCCACAACCGCACGGTCTCCACGCTGCGCCCCAGGATCCCNGAGATCCGGGTGTCTGTTACCCCCAGACTGAATAGCAGTGCCAGCAGGAACAGCTCCCGCGGACTCATCTGAATCCCGGAGATAAACGACCCGGTCGTAGCCGTAAAAAACCGGCCGCAATCACGGCAGGTCAACCGCTCCCCCGTCCAAAACCGCCACAGCCGCCGGACACCTTCGATCACCACCCGGCAGTAGGGACAGGCCGGCCCCTCGCGGTGAATCTGACTGATCACCCAGCGCCGGCATTTCTCCTGGTCCAAGAACTCCACCAGACGAATATCAGCATCGACAAATAGATCATCTGGCACAAACGTCCCGAGCCCGCCGGCCAGCCTGACCACACCCGGTTCCGGCATCCCAAAAAGATCACAACTCGATCCTTCAGGATCCAAACCCGCCGTGTGCTTTGCAGTATTGGTTTTGTGATGGGCATCAGTCATGGTTTGTCGACCTTTCATGGGATTCTATTTTTCCACCCACTTTTTTCTCCCCAAGTAGTGACCATGGGCGCTGTTATGACCCCTACCTTTTCGGTCCCGTCAAAGGATCCATCGCCCGCAAACGCGCGGTTGGCGGGCCTCCGAAGACACAGTAATGACGCGGGTTTGCGGGCGGTATCGTTCATATGGATTTCAGCACACCATGGGTGATGCCAGACAACTCCTTGACGGACATCGATTTGAATTTCTCATGGATCGCAATAGCTTCCTTCTCGTTCCAGTTCTGGTTGACTGATTTCATTATTGCGTTGGCATATGCCCATGGTCCGTCTCTGATCCCGCCCCAGGTTTTTGGTTTGGATATATCGGTCAACACCTGGGCAATGGCCCCAGGGTGTTTCTGCTCGTTGATCTGTTTCTGAACCCATTGGTAGGGATTGAACGGTCGCCCCCCATTCTTCTTCGGCAGGGCTGTGATTGATTGGCAGGCCGTCTTAATCGCCTTGAAATGTTCGCCTGCGTGATTGGAAAAATGATTATTCGACCGACCGGACCGACCACGAGGCGGGCCGGACTCTTCTTTAGAAGAGTCTATATCTGTGTCGTTATCGGGTAAGGGTTCGGGTAAGGGTTCGGGTATTCGAAAGGTGTGCCCTAACCCTTTCAAAAGGCTTTCGAAAGCCCTTTGAAAGGGTTCTGAAAGGGTATCGCAAAGGCTTTTAGCCTTTGAAATTGCTTCATATTTCAGTGGGGATTCTGGAATAAGGTCGAGGACCTTGCCCCATGATTTTACGACATTTGGATTCTCGGGCGGATTGTGCTTTAGGAAGTTCGGGAGGAAGATACAGGTAGCTTTTTCATCGTATTTTAGTAACCCTTTCCCGCTCTCCGACAAACCCTCTCGAAAGGCTTTCGAGAGCCTTTCAAAAGTCCAGTGGATTTCCGCTGCCAACCCTTCGGGAGTGCTTCGCATGGCCCCCAGGGAGGTCATTGATGGGTGTGTCAGAATAAAAAGAAAGATCAGCTTGCCGTCATCCGATAAATCCCGGAACTTTCGATCGTTCCAAATATGAATGGATACCTTGCGATACCGACTCACGCCAAAATCCTTTCTCTAAATGGGCCCGTGCCTTTCTCCGTGCCTTTTGACCTCAGAAACCCGTCCAAAAATAAAAAAAGGCACCTAAAAAGGCACCTTTAATTTCATGACAAACTCTGAATTTATTGTATTTATTGCAATATGCGCACGCTCTGGACTGCAGAGCGTCAGACTTTCACGCCGGCAACAGGGGTTCAAATCCCCTTGGGGACGCCACTTTGAAAATTTTAGGGCAGCTTCGGCTGCCCTTTTATTTTACCCAAAATTCTCCCTACACTAACTCTGATAAAATTTTAGTTTAAAATCAAATAATTACAACATAGAGAAGAAACGAGACAGGCGCCTTTGGGCGTTTATTTTTTTGCAGACTACAAAATATCAGTTAAGGGGTCAATATAATATCTGACATTTTTCCTTTACCGACAGATTTTTGTGGATTAATATGGCGCTATGAAACTGACCGTCAAAGAAAAACTGATGCTTTTGGAGCTTGCTACAATCGACACTGTTTCAGCCGCCTGCGCATACATGAATGTCAGCCGGGATACTTACTATCGAATCAAAAAGGCCTATGAGGATGGCGGGGCAGAAGCATTGGCTCCGAAATACCGGCGAGTTGCCAACCTTAAAAATCGGATTGCCGATGCGGTTGAAGAGGCGGTTCTGGAATTATCCAAAGAAAACCCGGATTATGGAAAAAAGAAAATTAGCCGGATTTTGAAGGACCAAGGAATGTCGATTTCACCGAACACTGTGAAGGCTGTTTTGGAACGGAATACCTGA